TTTCAGGGAATGCCACGGCTCTCGTAAAAGCAACCAAGAGCCGGTCAGGCGGCAATCCGGCATATTTCGAGTTTGTGCCAACGGGATCGACAGGGACCGATCAGGCGATCGCTCTCTCGAATGTCTATGACAATGTACAAACGCCGATCTTCGGAGGATTTTCGTCAGAAGGGTTCATCAACATCATGTTCTACGGTTCCGGTGTATATTACAGCCAGAATCATGGTGTGAGTGGCGTGGCACCCTCATGGTCTGCTGGCAATACCGTGTCCGTCGCATGGCGGCCCGCCGATCAGACGATTTTCCTGCGGGTTGGATCTGGCAACTGGAATAGCAATCCATTGGCTAATCCCACTGCCAACGTGGGCGGCATTAGTCTCGCATCGGTGCAGGATTCACAAGGCAATACCTATCCAGCCGAACCGCCATGGTTCGTGGCTTACGGGATTTATGGTGCTGGGGAAAGCGTGACGTTTCACTTCTCGTCGGCGAGTTGGACGGAATCGGTGCCGAGTGGATTTGGTCCTCTCAATTTTCTGCTCAAGCGCGACATTGACCCGGCATCTAACGACAACGATCCTGCATGGTTGGAAAAGGCTGCATGAATGGAACCAAAGTTCCTTAGCCGCATTGCCATCATTCATCCGAGGACCTCGCCATGCCGATTGGAATCCTATTCTGGGCACTTTTCCTGATTTATATTATTTTTGGCGGCCTCTGGTGGCGTAATGGCTCTGCTTGGTCATACGGGATCGGCGGTGGCATGGGGCTAGTGATGGTACTACTTTTCCTCTTAGGGTGGGCGGAATTTGGGTTTATCCTACAAGGCGGACGTGGCACCCCTTTTCACTAAACCCTCTGGCAACTGACTGTCGCTATGTTGGGGGTGTAAGCGATTGCTCGCAGGTCGATCCGCTGCCTCCAATTGAGCCGGGGCCCGCTCCGATATGCAAAGGTCGGAACTGTTGAATGCGCCTTGATATCCACCATCTCCTAACTCTTGACCAGGGCGTTCTATCTCGTCTCGACAAGATCGAATATAAGCTTGATCTCATCATCTCAAACCAGGAGGCCATCATGGCCGCAATCGATGATCTTGCTACCGCCGTTGCCGCAGAGGATACCGTGATCGCCAGCGCGGTTGTGCTTTTGCAGGGCATTCCCGGGCTGATTTCCGCCGCTGGGGTCGATCCCGCCAAGCTCGCCGCACTGCAGACTGATATTCAGAACCAGACGGCGAACTTGGCTGCTGCTGTTTTGGTTGGAACGCCGGTCACCAGCACGGTAGCCGGCGCGCCTGTGGTTACGGCGGCGACCGCGAAGGAAGCCGCTCAGACCGCGACGGCTGTTCCGGTTGTCCCGGGGGCCTGAATAGAAACAATCTTGCGTTTATCCAAATTTAGGCTATGAATAGCGACGGATTGGGTTCGCAGACCCATATCTAGCATCGATGTGCTCAATCATCGTTCGTGGATCGAGGTCCACTCTTAACCCTCGTGCTCGCCCCTTCAATCTCAGACGCGGGGCAGTCTGAAAATCGGCTCGGCTTTTTCTTTTTAGCCAGCATTTTCACACTCTGCACGAAGGGGAAAAACCTTGTCAAATCAGCTACTTACCGTAAGTATGATAACCAAAAAAGCCGTGATGATATTCACGAGTACGAATGCGCTTTTAAAACGCATCAACAGGCAGTATGACAACCAATACGCGAATGAAGGCGAGAAGATAGGCTCGGTCCTCCGCATCAGGCTCCCCAACGATTACACGGTTTCGACCGGCCCAGCGTACCAGCCTCAGGATACTGCGGAAACGCAGGTTCTCTTGACGATGGCGACGCAGAACCATGTGGACGTTTCGTTCACGTCTGCAGATTTGCTATTGAGCTTGGACGACTTCGCGGAACGGATTCTACTTCCTGCGATGAACAACCTGGCGGGTACTATTTCAGCGGCGTTGATGGTTCAGGTTGGCGAAGCGGCCTGCAATATGACCGCAAACGTCGATGCGAATAACAACGTCCTCGCGCCGACGCAGCAGACATTCCTTCGGGCGCGGGCGGCACTTTACAACAACTCGGCGCCTCCGGTGAAGCACGACACGGTGCTCAGCCCTGACAACATGGCTGATACGGTTTCGGGGCTGGCTGGGTTGCTCAATCCGAACTCGGCGATTTCCCGTCAGTACATGGAAGGCAGCATGTACGACGCCTTGGGTTCGCTGTGGATGGAAGATCAGTCGGTGATCAACCATACGACGGGGAGCTTTACGGCCGGGACCGTGAACGGCGCGGGTCAGACGGGGACGGTTCTGACCACGAACGCGATTACCGGAACTTTTAATGCCGGCGATATCATCTACATTGCCGGCGTGAACGGGGTCAATTACGTTCAGAAGCAGACGACTGGCAAGCTGAGGCAATTCGTCATTACCGTGGCGGCTGCTAGCGGTGCGACCACCCTCAACATCTTCCCGGCGATCATTCCTTCGGCTGGTGGTTCCTCGGTCCAATATCAGACCGTGGTCAACTCGCCTGCCAACTCTGCGGCTATTTCGTTGCTGCTCAATCCGAACATCACATATACGAACAATCTGCGGTATGCCCCGGAAGCCTTCACGATGGCGACGGGCGACCTCCCGATGCCGAATGATGTCAAGACTGCGCGTCACGTCTATGACAACGTATCTATGAGGTACGTGCAGCAGTACATTATCGGCTCGGATCAGAGTGGACGGCGCATGGATGTGCTTTGGGGATCCTTGGCCGTCCGGCCTCAGTGGATCGACAAAATTCCGGGCATCGTGTTGACTTCATAGGCTTTATGGGTAATTGGAGACTAATATGGCGGACGAGAAACACAAGATCGGCCCTAAAGAGGCCGCTGCGATCATCCACGATGATTTTCGGAACGAGCACGCCGATCCGCGATTTATCCATCATGTGAGGTTTGCTGGACAGGTCTGCGATGAATTGAAGGTCGAGAAGTCACCGGAGAACATCGCGAAGGTTATGAGACTGCTTGGGAAGGCCAATATCGAGGGCCATGCCTACACCGACTTCCCGAAATGGGTTTCGAACGAGCGCGGCGAGTCGGCTGTGGTCAAGGATGAGGACCATGAGAAAGCGTTCATGGCGCGTCCTCCGATGGTTGATGACAAGGGCGTTCCGAATCCCGAGCATGGACATGTTGATCCGCAGACCGGGGTATTTGTGGCCGGCATGAAGCCGGTTGTTTACGAGGATACCGCAAAGGCTGCTGAGGCCGATAAGTTACCGGGCGGCAAGCCCAATGGATTGTTCGAACCGCCGCCTGGATCGGCGTTCAAGGCTCAACCCGCGCCGATTGATGCGACATCATGACTATTGGCATACGAGATTTGGATGATGGAGCCGCCCTAGTTGGCGGTTTCTTTTTGGTGTGGTAGCGTGCCGTTGGCCTGCAAGTGTTTGTTGGCCTCTACCGCACTGCGGAGAGGTTGACCCCAGAGTGATCTTGGGTTCCCTTGCAGGCCACTGATTCATTAGGAGCATCCATGCAGACCACCCATGAAGTCGGCCTCGATATCCGGGAGAACATCGCCTATCCGAAGAAATGGCAGGCGAAGGCAAATCCGATCGTTCCGTTCAAGGAATACCCGAAGATGCCTCTTGTGAAGCATCGGGATGCCAAGGGTGAGTTGACCGGGAAGGCCGACTGTCCCCTCTACGACACCCTCAAGCAGGCGATCACATTCGAGAGCGCCCGGGCTGAGGCCGAGTGGCTGACGGACCATCCCAAGGAAGCCGCTCTGATCGCCGAAGCGGAAGCGGATGCTGTCCCATCGCCCAACAAGCTGAAGGACACCAGCGACGCTCTGAAGGCCACGCAGGACCGTCTGAAGGGCGCCAAGGCCGAGATTGAGGAAAAGGACGGCGCACTTGCCGAAGCTTTGGCAGAACTCGCGGCCGCGAAGGCCCTCCTAGCCGCTAAGAAGGCCGACGACGGAGAGAAAAAGCTGGACATGAGGACGAAGGAAGGGCGCGAGGCCGCTAAACTGGCTGCGCAGGGCTGATGCATCGGGTTGAATACAATATCGGCTGCGATGGGTGGACGGAACATCCGCTCGGCCGAATTGAGATTAGTGACCGCGCGTGGAAAATCCTATCCAAAGCCGAGCATGGATCGATCGAGCGTGTTATTCCCTGCACGTCGGGATTCACGGATACGGAACATCTGTTAGCCATAGCCGCTGCGATTGATGCACAAGAACCCATCCGAAAGGCTAGCTGATGCACAGCGACCGCAGGGACTATCCGCAGCGTCCTAGGCGGTGGCACCTATCGCGAGACGTATTCGTCCGCAATATGCGGGCGTGGCAGATCTGGACATATTGAATGGCCGCGCCGGAAACTGGTTTGTCAGTCACGACGGATGCCTTTCTGATGGCCGGCATCATTGGACAAGGCCAGAACCTCAATGCATTGGATTTAAGTTTTGGTCTGCGCCGCCTCAACGGTATGGTTAGCCTCTGGAATACCAAGCGCTGGATGATCTTCCATCTTCTGAGCCTTGGCAAAATATCGGATGGCCGCACTGCACCATATACGGTTGGTCCCGGTGGCGATTATAACGTAGCTCGCAGGCCAGATCGGATTGAGTTCGCATTCGTTCGCCAATTGATCCAAAATCAGGGATTACCAGTCGATACGCCGCTCAAGGTATGGGAAGCCCGCGAACAGTATGATCTCAACGTCCTGAAGCTTCAGTTTGTGAGTTATCCGAGTGGGGTTTTCCTTGATACCGCATGGCCATTGGGGAATCTATACATTTATCCGTGGCCCAATGCTTCGCAGTATCAGATTTTCATCGACATGAAGGACGTTCTTCCGATCTTCACGACGACGACGCTCATGTCTACGCTTCCAGACCAATATCTGGAATGCATGAAAACCAACCTCGCCAGAATACTCAGGCAGGGCTATGGCAAAGGCATGAAACCCGACCCTGAGTTGAATACTCAAGCCAAAGATGCGTTGAACACGGTCAAGAACTCGAATATACAAGTTCCTGAGTTAAGAATGCCCATTGGGATGCCAGGCGCAGGAAATAAAATTTACAACATCTATTCAGATAACAATTAGGGGTCAGCATGAGCCAAGGCATTCAGGTTAACGCAGGTCTTGCGCTTCAGGATTCATCCTTTGTCAATGG